TCCTTGAGCCAATCCAGCTTGCGGTAATGCGTTGCCCCGAATTGTGAAGTCAAAATGTTCGACATAAAAGTAGGGGCGGGAGCCGATTTGACCCCCGCCCCGTTGGTCATGCGCTGGTGATATGAATGATCCTTTCGAGACCATTCTGATCGGCGCCGTTGTCATCAAGCACCCTATCCCAGATTTTAGCGTAGCCGAGAATTGCCAGCCACATAAGATAGCGGAACCTTCCCGCTTCCTCTTCGTAGTAGCGCAACTCTTCAGGCATAGCCACCGCTTCACAGATGGCCTCATCACCAAACAGTAGGGCTTCGCCTTTAGTCGAGCCTCCTGCCGTGGTGTCGGCCTGTGAATTATCCTCAATGAAGCGGGCGCCGTAGTATCTCCCGACCTCATCCTTATACCGGAACTCCGGCTCGGCATACTGTGCGACGGCCTGCAATTCGTCGTAGATGTCGGAGATGAAGTTGGTAGCCCCTACGACCATATAGAAGCTGCCCATTTTAGGGATTTTGGCTGTTTTCGCGTAATCAATGATGCCGCGAATGTTCGCCAATGTATAAGCCGTTGTGAACGTGCCTGTCGCCGTCGCCGTTCCGGTCGTGGTGTAGTCAACGTGCGTCTTACCGGTGTTAGTGCAGACAGCTTTGAACTTGGCCGTTTTCATGGCCGTGTAGATGGCATTATCCAGGACATAAACCTGGTCGTCCATCAGGCCCTTGCCGTATTCCGACTTCAGGTCGAACTTTGAAAGCGTGCTGGCTTTCAGGGATGTCAGGACCTTGTTGCCGTATTCGACAACGGAAGCCGTGCCTTTGGTGATTTTGATGTTGTGCTGTGTGATGGACGCAGTTTCCGTCAAGGCTCCACCGGCGGTATCAATCCTCAAGCGTTTTGCAAAAGTGATGACATCGCCCGCGTTCTTGCCTAAAGCGTCCTTCGTGTCAACGAACTGACGATAGACATAATTACCCAACGCCTGCGCTCTCATCTGCGCCGAGAGCTTCTGGTTGGATAAATACGTTCCGTAAGTTGACCATGTAGCGTTATTAACTCCAGTATCAGCCATGTGATGTCCTTAGATTCGTTTCCTGATCTTTGCCTCCTGCAACGCTTCCAGTTCTTCCAAAGGAGACAGCTCCTTCGGCGGTTCCGGCGGTTTCGGGGGCTGATTGGCTCCCCCTGCTTCCGCACCGGCCCCGGGTGGAAGCGGCGGTATGGCGTTTTTCCTTTTGGCGTAGTTTTCGAATTTCGACTTTACGAAGTCCGCCGCGGCCTTGATAGCGTCATCCGCTGTCTTGTATTGACCGCCTGAGGCGAGCATATTGGCCCGTTCCATCACAACGTCAACGATGTCATCGTCAAAATCAGGGTTGGACGACTTAACGCCCATCCTCATTTTTTCAAATGTCGTCTGCGTTGTGATGATCCTCTGGGCCTCCATGACAGCTTCTTTCGCGGCCCTTGACTGGACTTCGGACAAAAGAGAGGCCATTTCCGTATCCGCACCTTCCGGATCATAAGCCCTGCGCTCATTGATCGTGGCGATGCGTTGCTTTAAATTGGCATCGGTCGTTTTCTTGGCGCTGTCAGCGTCAATCTGCCTCTGCCGCGCCTCAATCGTCGCCCTGGTCGTTTCAAGGTCTTGGATTTTGGCGTCCCTCTCCTTCATCTTGGCTTGGAGTTCTTCATTTTGCTTCCGCAACTCCTCAACGGAAGGGCCCGGATTAGGCGCAGATGCCGGCTTTTCCTCTCCACCCGCAGGCGGATTGGTCGGCTGTTCATCAGGCTTTTTTTCGTCTGCCATGTGTTGCTCCTTTCGTTACTTACCCTTCGGGCAGATGTTATTCCCCTTCAGGGTGTTTGATGTTGAGATACTGCTCGTTATATTTCTTTCGTGCGTTATCTCCGAATTGAAGTTCTGTTGAAATATCGTTCATGATTTCGGTAATAGCCTGGATCGCCCCCCTGGCTTCAGGTTTTTCTTTTTCCAAAAGACTTGTCATCGAGTCATCGTATTTTTTCTGGACAATGGCCTCGATGTCTTTCCAGCCGTTTGTTGACAAGGTTTGCTGGATGCGCTCTGCCCTCAAAGCTTCCTGTTTTAGGCGTTCCATTTTCTTAGCCATTAGAGGAAATCCTTTGTGTCGGTTATCTTGTTCAAATGTCTTTTGACGTCATCCGGCAAGAAGGGAGAGGTATATTTGTCGCTCATTTCCCCGCCACCGGCCCAATGCAGGGCTTTGACCTGCCTTTTGCCGATAAAAAGACCCTGATGTTTCACCTTAATGTCCTTCCAAAACGGCTTGGAAGTCTCGTTGTAATAAGGATCATCTGGGTTTTTGTCCACAATCAACTGCTTGTATTTGCCGCAAGCAGCCAGATAATTCATCACGTCCTGCTCAAGATAGCTGAAACCCATTTTGGCGATAAATTCAGGGTCATAGGTCAGCTTGAACCACTCCTCGGCAAACTCCTTACTGCGAACCGCCGTCAGGCCGAGATTGCAGTAATCAGGAAATCGTTTGTAATCAATCCCGCCTACGTCCTTGCAGTTCAAAGAACAGGCAACGTCATAGTCTTTTTCAAGTAACTCATCCATGCGCCCCGTAATGACCACATCACCATCTAACTTCATGACGACTTCGTATCTCTCTTTGAGATATGTCAGATACCGGATAGATAACGCGGCCCAATGGCTGCCGATCTTGGGTATCATCTCATTTCCAAAAATCGGGATCTCGTCAAAAATCGTGATGATATGAAAGGGGATATCGGGATGAAAATGCTCAAAAGACTTCTTGACCCTTTCGCCAAAGTAATAGGCGATGTCGTCTGAGGCGTATGTGAAAGCAACAGCTTTTTCCATTACAGTTCTTTATTCATATTGGCTCTTTTGTTTTTCGTATCAGCCGGATGCTTTGACCGCCCTTTGGCCGCCATCTTTTGAAACCTTGCCTTTCCGTATTTCTTCCGTCCCTGCTTGGCCGCGACAGCCGCGCCGATGGCCCGTGCTTTTTCAGCAGACATTCCCTTCTTCTCGTATCCCGCCGCGACTGAATTTTGCAGTTTCTTGAACCTCGCCCCGCTACCCAATTTCGCTTTTGCCATTACATCCCTCCTGCCGCCAAGACCGGCTGTGCCTGTTGTGGTTGACCAGAGTAAATCTGGTTCATGATAGCCTTGATTTCCTCGTCTGTTTTGAGTAAATCCTGATAGTCCCCGATTTCTGCGGCCTGCAAGACCCGCTTGAATATCTCATCAACCTTGGACATAATCATCAACTGAGGCGTGGCAACGACCGTTGTGAGAAGTTCTTTGAGTTTCTGCAATGTCTCAATGGCTTTGGCAAACTGCGTCAGACCAACAGCATGGAAATCAAAAGAAGCGTCTCCGGCTTGGGCAATAGCGTTAAAATCCAACTTGGGAACCTGTTGAACCATGCCCGTCATTTGGTCTGTGATTTCCTTGTATCCTAATATCCTGTCAATAAGAATTTGATTGAAGAATTGAGGGTTGAAGAGGATTCTGAACATCATTTTAAGCAACGGTTCGATATAATCCCTTTCAATGAAACGGCCAATCTTCAAAAACCTGTTGTCTATCATGGCGAGCTTGGCCTGATATTCGCCTAATGTCCCCGTTGAACCATGCGAACCGACTTCCGGAGCTCCCTGGACTTGGCGTAAAACACCGCTGGCCTCTTGGTCAAACTGATCTAAAACAGTTAATCCCTGGATAATCTGACCTAATGCGGATATACCCTGGCGCGTCAGGGAGACAGCGGTCCGCGGATCGCCCTTAACCAGCCATACCGCCATCGGTTTATACTCGATAGACGCAGGGTCTTTGATCTTGGTTGCGTCCACGACAGCGATATCCATCGAGCACATCTTCAGACTGTCAAAACCAAGATTTATCATGGAGTTGGTCAGGTCCTGCAAATCCTGCGTGTTCTCGCAGAAACCTAAACCGTAGGTATCATAAAGACGCGGCTTCACACGGCATGGGCGGATCGGAATAAAGCCATAAGGATTTTCAGCGTCCCGTATTTTGATTTTGTCGTTGACGATGACGACAATCTTGTCAACCATCTCGTAGGTCTTGATTGTCTTGTCGCCCTTCTTTTCTTCTGAAGCAGTCTTGACCTTACCCCAGTATTCAACAACATTGACCTCGAACCAGTCTTTAGCAATGGTGATCTGCTGCGTGCCGTCAATAGACTTGACGGAAACAAGGGCCTCGTCGCCCTTTCCTTGGCCTGCTCTTTCTGCTTCGTCTATAACCCTCTGGATAGATGCTTTCGTGTAAAGCGGAAAAGGTTTATCCAGTTCATCTACAAGCTCATTGATGGTCTTTTTGTATTCGTCGCAGACGTATCTTGCTTTTTCCCAGTCATGCCCGCAGGAAGGATCGAATGAGATGTTATAAGCGGAGCGCCAGATAAAATCAACACCTGTCCTGTCCGGCTTCACCAGGACTTTGATAAACCCTGTCCCTATATCGCAAGCCTCATGCAGGATGAAATCGTTGTGAAAATAGAAATTTCCCCGATCGAAGGCCACATCGAACAAGTCCATGATGTAGCCGGATTGCTCTTTGTCGTTCTTCTCGATCCCTGTGATATTAAAGAACCGTTTTTGGCCAAAGAGCATCTTATCGAGATACGCGGAGGCGGTTTCAGATTTCTTGGCCTGTTGAGGAATAAAGACCTTCGACTGCCATTCCTCTTTTTCCGCCCATGCGGAAGGATGAACGCAGCGAATCTGCGAAATGATGTTGTCCCAGTTTGTCTTAAACTTCTTACGGTAATCAATGCCTGCGTCATGGTTGCGTTTGACGAAAGCCACAAGCTCTGCGTCTGGG